CATGGAAACACTTCACGCCTTCATGAAAACCAACAACCTCACCCAGCAGGCGTTCGCCGAGTTGGTGGGGACGACTCAAGGGTCGGTCAGCAACTGGCTGATCGGCCGGGCGCGGATCTCTGCGGAGACAGCGCGACAAATCGAGCGCGCCACCGAAGGCGCCGTGAAGGCCGCCGACCTGCGGCCAGACGTTTTTGCATGAACCCCTGTTCGCATTCCTCCCTCTGCGCACAGGCCTTTGCCAAAGGGCACCCCGCGCGGGTTTCCACTCCCGTTACCGCGCGGGGGTTTTTTTGAACAAGTCGAGGAAATCGCAGTGACGCTACGACAAGGCGAAATTGTAGAAGCCGGGACGCTGGACGACCCGCAATGGGAGGCCTACATCCGCGAGGCCGATCCGTCTGCCGCCATTTTTGAACGCGCGCGGCGCATTCATGCGTTTCAGCAGCATTGCCGGCAGGCGCATGGCAAGGCAGGCGGCAGCCGTTTCTCGGAGTTCATGCTAGAGCGGTTTGGCATGGTCAAAAGCATTGCGTCTTGTTGGGCAATGGTTGGCGAGAAAGCGCCGGAGCTGTTTGACAATGTCAAACAGTTCTCCGCCGACTGGCGTTCCATTTACGACTTCACCCGCTTGCCAGAAGAGCAGCAGGCGGCGTTACTTGAGGCGCCAGGCGTTATTGATCGCAAGGCGATCAAGGCTCTTGCGGTAACCGCCCGAAGAAACGACATCGAGCGCCAGAAGCACGAGATCGCCGCAGGCATCGTGCAAATGCCGGTAGGCGTTTATGAGGTTATTAGCTGCGACCCGCCGTGGCCTTACCGGGACGGCGAAGAGAATTCAGAGTACGACCCAGCCGGTCACCGCGCATCCAACCCATACCCCGAAATGTCACTAGAGGAGATCGGCGCGCTGCCGATTGCCGCGAAGGCTGCGGACGACTGCGTGCTGTGGTTATGGACCACGCACAAGTTCATGCGCCACTCCTTCGCCTTGCTGGACCAGTGGGGCTTTCAAGACCGCGCGATCCTCACTTGGGTGAAGGACCGCATGGGGCTGGGCCGTTGGCTTAGGTCGCAAAGCGAGTTTTGCATCATGGCCACGAAGGGCCGCCCGGTGCTGAATCTTACGAACCAGACCACGGTGCTGCACGGCCCCATGCGCGAACACTCCAGAAAGCCGGAGGAGTTCTATGCGTTTGTCGACGCGCTATGCGTTGGCCGAAAGCTGGACTGGTTCTCGCGCGCTGGGCGTGCAGGGTGGGATCAGGTGGGCAACGAAGTGGCGAAGTTTGCCGCATGAATTTTCACGATTGGCAGACCGTGAAGCTGGGCACTTTGGGGGAGCAAATCGCCGACCAGTATTTGATCAGAAGGGGCTTTATTCCTTATGCGCCGGTATGCGAAGGCGCTCACCCATTTGATCGGCTTTGCGCATTTAAAAAACGCAAGATTTTGATCGCAGAAACCAAAACAAAACCGGCCCGAAGGTGTTACCCCGACACCGGCATCAACAAGAAGCATTTCGACGATTACCTGCACATTGAGGAGACCCACAAATTAAGCGTGTGGCTTTTTTTTGTGGACTCCGACAGTGGCACCGTTTACGGGAACAAGTTAGCGGTTTTGCGAGAGCCTTTTGTCGTTTTTCACAATGGCCGCCAGCTGAGCTACCCCTTAGAGGTTGCAGGCACGATTTATTTCCCGCTGGCCAAAATGAAAACCATCGCGACGTTGACCGACGAACAGACAAACCAGTTGCGGGGGCTTTCTGGGCGCGCAAAAACGTACGAAAACTTTGAGGGCATGTTGGCATGAGCGTTTCCATTTCCTCTGCCTGCTGGTCCCTGCAGCTGCCGCCCGGCCCGAAGTTCGTGCTCATGGCCTTGGCTGATTTCGCGAACGACGACGGCCTGTGCTGGCCGGCGGTGGCCACGCTTTGTGACCGCACCGGGTTCAGCGAGCGCGCGGTTCAGGGGCACCTCAAAGCCTTGGAGCAGGCCGGCGCGGTCACTCGGCAGGATGGCCGCGGGCGGTCGACCGTGTACCGAATTCAGGTCGAACAGGCCCCGGTTGAGACGGTGGACACCCCAGCAGAATCTGCGCCCCAGCCCCGCAGAATCTGCACCCCACCCCCGCAGAATCTGCGGGGCAGCCCCGCAGAATCTGCACCCGATCCGTCATTGAACCATCAAGGATCCAAGAAAGAGGGAGAGGTGCGCGCTTCGCGCTTACCCGCCAACTGGCAACCGCCGGTCGACGACTGGGAATGGGCAGGGCAAACACTCGGCCCTCGAAGGGCACGCGAATTTGAAAAGTTCCGGGACTACTGGCTGGCGGCCCCGGGGCAAAAAGGCCGCAAGGCCAGCTGGCCGGCCACATGGCGAAACTGGGTGAGGAGGGCGAGTGAAGACAGCAGCAGAAGCAGTGGCCGCCTATCGGCCGTCGACCGAGTCAAGGCCGCCTGCCGAGAGTGGGAGAACGGTATTGGCGTTCTGGACCCGGATGGCGGAGATGTATGGCCACAAGTGGACAAGCCAGCAGGGCGACAAGCCGACGGCGTTGTGGTCGAAGGCAATTTCCGGCTTGTCGGCTGACGAGCTGCGCGAAGGGATACGCGGATGCTTGGCGAACGGACACGCATGGCCCCCGAGCCTTCCCGAGTTCATGGCAATGGCCAAACCCCGCAAGCGCGAAAACGAGGGCATGTATCGCGCGCTGCCGCAGCTGCCGGCGCCGAAGAGCTCGCAGGAAACGGCGCGCCGCGAACTGCAGAAACTGTTTCTGATGGTTGGACGAGGACAAAGCCATGGCTCATGACCGCTGGGCCGTGGGAAATCGAGAAGTTCGAGTATCAAGACGGCGAGCGCTGGACTGGCAAGTTTATTTACTTGCTTTGGCGAAAAACGAAACACGGCCGGTCGGCCCACGGTGGGTTCGCGAGCGCGGCCAAAGCCATGGCGAAAAAACGGGAGCTGTGCGGTGAAAGTTGAATGCTGTCCCGACTGCGGTGCTGTCCTTGAGGCCCGCAACAATTCGCAAAACGCGAAGCTGCACGCGCTGCTGGCCGACATTGCCTGTCGCCATGTGTGGGCCGGCCAGCGCCTTGCCCTTGAGGACTGGAAGCGCCTGTTCATTGCGGCGTTCGTGCGGGCCAGCGGCGCGCCCGCCAGGTTCATGCCGGCCCTCGACGGGCAGGGCTTTGACGTGATTTACCGGCGCAGCAGCCGGATGGGCAAAAAGGAAATGGCCGAATTGATCGAGTTCGTTGAATGCTGGGACGCAGAACATGCAGTCGCGAAAGTTGCTTGATGCCGCCAAGGGCCAGTCGTGCGCCCTGTGCGGTAACGACGACGGCACGGTGGTCGCGGCTCACTACAGCGGCATTTACTCGTCGGCGTTGGGCAAAGGCATGGGCCAGAAAGCGTGGGATTTCTGCGCTGCGCACCTTTGCCACCGCTGCCACACCGACCTCGACGGCTATTCGGGCGGCAACAACGAGGAGCGTGCCGTGCGGTTCATGGTCGCCATTTTCAAAACGCAGAAACGCTTGTTCGACGCCGGGGTGCTGAAATGCGGTTGACCCTCCCGTGGCCTCCCACTGCCAACCAATACTACCGGCACGTCTCAAAAGGCCCGCTGGTCGGTCGCGTGCTGTTGAGTGAAACGGGCAGGGCCTACCGCAAAGCGGTCGACGCTGTGGTGCGCCAAGCCAAGGCGCGCAAAGCATTGGCCGTGCCGCTTGAAGTTCGCATTGCCGCCTACCCGCCAGACCGCAGGAAGCGCGACCTCGACAACCTGCTGAAAGCCGCGCTCGACGCGCTACAAGCCTCTGGCGTGTACCTGAATGACAGCCAAATTGACTGCTTGAGCATTTGCCGCTGCGAGAAAGTTGCGGGCGGCCAGCTCGAGGTCGCCATTGAGCAGCTCAACACCGGCTGGCGCGAAGCCTTGGGTGACGCATGAGCGCACTCAACGAACAGGTGGGCGGCGACCACTACAAGAAGCTGGCCATTCAGCCGGCGGAATACATTCATGCCAACGGCCTCGGGTTCTTCGAGGGCAACGTCGTGAAGTACGTCACCCGCTGGCGCGACAAGGGCGGCATTGAAGACTTGCGCAAGGCCCAGCACTACCTCGCGCTGCTGATTGGTTTTGAGGTGCCCAAATGATTCAGTGGGTGCGCCACGGCGACAAATGGCTCGAAACAATTAGCGGGCCGGGTTCGCGCTATCAGGTCTGGCGCCGAGGGCAAAAGTGGGCGGCGGCCGTCGCGCATTGGTCGACCGCGTCGTTTCACCTGCCCACCAATTTGAGCATGCACGACACGCCAGATGAGGCGATGGCCGCGTGCAATGCGCATCAGCAATCGACGAAGGAGGCCGCGAATGCATGAGCTTGACTGGCAGGGCATGCTGCTAGAGGTTTCCATGGACGTCGCGGCCAAGTCGGTCGACCACAACAACTCAGAGAGAAAGCGGGCATGGCTGAACAAAGCGCGCGAGCATTTGATCGAGGCCCGTTTTGCGTTGGACAAGGCGGCCGCATGTCCAATGCAAAAATAGAGCGCGGGCAGGAGCGCTTTGAAAACTGGGCCAACTGGTCGCTGGCCCACAGCAGCAGGACCGGCTACCCCAAGGCCTGCGCCTTCGCGCGAATGTACCGGGCTGACGCCGGCGACACATGGGAAGGCATCGAGCCCGACGAGTCTCGACCCGCAGTGGACGAGGACGACGCCGACTTGGTTGAGTTATTCGTGCGCCGATTGCCGCTCTCGAACCGGCGTTGCGTCCTGGCCTTCTACATTGCCCGAGAAGCGCCGGTGGTGACCGCGCGGCGTTTCGGGCTCAGTCGCCAGCGGTTCTATGCGCTGCTCGACGAGGCCGCCGAATGGCTCGCAGAAAACGCTTGCAAAAATTCTCGACCTGAATAAATTCGGCGTCGGGGCGAAGCTATGCCCCAAGCACAAGGCTTGTCAGAAAAGACAGGCCTTTTTTGTTTCTGGGCTGGGCAACCCCGGCATGGAGGCATTGCAGAACAAGCAATGATCAGCAATGGCAGGAAAAGGTAGCGCGCCCGGAGAACGGCGCGGCGGGCGGCAAAAAGGCACGCTCAACAAAAGCACGCAGGCCGTCAAGGACATGATCCTCGAGGCCCTCGCACAAAAGGGCGGCGCCGACTATTTGGCCCGTCAGGCCGATGAAAACCCGGCCGCCTTCATGACACTCGTTGGGAAAGTGCTTCCGCTGCAGGTCACTGGCGACGGCGGCGGGGCTTTGGTTTGCACATGGCTGCCGCCCAGCGAGTCGTAACGATCCCTTATTCGCCACGCCGCGCGTTTCTCGGCCTGCACAACCGCAGGCAGCGGTGGGCCGTGGTGGTGGCGCACCGGCGCGCAGGCAAAACGGTCGCGTGCATTAACGAACTGATCAAGTGCGCGGTCACCGCCAAGCCGGGCGCGCGGTTCGCATACGTCGCGCCATTCTTTCGCCAGGCTAAGGCCGTGGCGTGGGATTACCTGAAGACTTTCAGCCGCCCGCTGCCGGGGCTGAAGATTAACGAGGCCGAGCTGCGCGTGGACTTTGCGAACGGCGCCCGCATTCAGCTGTTCGGCGCAGACAATGCAGACGCATTGCGCGGCCTTGGCTTCGACGGACTGGTGGCCGACGAGTACGGCGACTGGAAGCCCAGCGTTTGGGGTTACGTCATTCGCCCGGCGCTGGCCGACAAAAGCGGCTGGGCCATTGTGATTGGCACGCCGAAGGGCCGGAACTCATTCTGGGAAACCTACCGAGACGCGCAGGCCAGCGACGATTGGTACGTCGCGACGATAAAAGCCAGCGAGTCCGGCCTGCTGCCCGCTGCCGAGCTCGAGGCCCTGCGCGCCGAACTGACCGAAGACGCGTGGCGCCAAGAAATGGAGTGCGACTTCGACGCCGCACTGCCGGGCGCAATCTACGGCAAAGAACTTTGGGACCTCGAATTTTCGGGCCGCATGAAGCGCGACCTGTACGACCCCGCATTGCCTGTGCATGCGGTGTTCGACTTGGGCTACAGCGACGACACCGCCATTTGGTGGTTTCAGGTGCGCGACGAGCTGCGCCTCATTGACTGTTATTCGTCGAACGGCATGTCGATTTCGCATTACCACGACGTGCTGAAGCAGCGCCAATGGAAATACGGCGAATGGCTGTGGCTGCCGCATGACGCGCGAGCGAAGTCGCTGCAAACCGGCCGAAGCATAGAAGAGCAGTTCCGGGGCTTGGGCTGGAAGCCGCGCATTGTTCCCGAATTGGGACTGGTCGACGGCATTCAGGCCGCGCGTTTGACGCTGGCCGACGCCTACTTCGACGAGCGCTGCCGCGAAGGCTTGGACGCCTTGAAGCAATACCAGCGCGAGTTCGACGAAGACAAGAAGTGCTTCCGTGACCGACCGAGGCACGACTGGACGAGCCACTACGCCGACGCGTTTCGCTACGCGTGTTTGGTGTGGCGCGAAGAAATGAAGCCGAAGGCGGCCGCTGCGCCACGGTTCAAACAAGACCTGACGATCAACGAAATGATTCGACGCCAAACGCGCCGACGACTTGAGGACGCCTAAATGCAAAGCAACTTTGCGACCTATCGCGGTTTTGCCGCAGTGACGCCCAGCGCCACGACGCTGGTCAACTGCCGCGCCCTTTGGGTGGGCGGCACCGGCACGCTGGTGTTGTCTCCCGACGCCAGCACGACGGGCGTCACGCTGTCTGCAGTGCCTGCCGGCACGCTGATCCCGATTGAGCTCAACCAAGGCCGCGTCGTCGACACGTCCACCGCCACGCTGATCGTCGCGCTGGTCTAATGGAAGCTGCGAGCCTCGAAAAAGTCACCGACCTCGGCACCTCGCCGCAGGCGGTGGCGCGCCGCTGGAAGCTCGAGCTCAAGCTCGCTTCCAAACGCGAAGAGGCATGGCGCAAAAAGGCGCGCGACATTTGCAAGCTGTACACGCCGGACAACCCGACCGCGTCCAGCTTCAACATTCTGTGGACGAACACCGAAACCCTGCGCCAGGCCTGCTACAACAGCCTGCCGCAGCCGAAGGTTCGCCGTCGCTACAACGACGAAGACCCGGTCGGCAAGGCGGTCAGCGACGTGTTGACGCGCGCGCTGGAGTTCTGCCAAGACGCCTACGACTTCGACTCCGTGCTGAAGGGCGACGTGCTGGCGATGTTGCTGCCGGGCCGCGCTGTGTCTCGTGTGAGATACGTTCCCAGCCTCCGGCAGGTAGGCGTGACCGAAGACACGCACGTCGAGGAAAACGAAGAGCCGACGCATGAGTCGCAAGAGGGCGCCTACGAGGAGATCGACTGGGAGCAGGTCGTCGTTGAGCGCGTGCAGTGGGACGACTTCCGCCTGAGCGCGGCCCGCTGCTGGGACGATGTGTGCTGGGTAGCCTTCCGTCACCACCTGAACCGCGAAGACCTGATCGAGAAGTTCGGCGAAGCCGTGGGCAACGCGGTCCCGCTGGACTCCGTGGCCGACGAAGACGTGAAGGCGCAAGCCGACATGGAAATGCTGTTCAAGACCGCCGAGGTCTGGGAGATCTGGGACAAAGACGAGCAACAGGTGACGTGGATTGCGACCGGCTACCCGAAGCCTGTGAAGACGCAGCCCGATCCGCTGAAGCTGCAGGGCTTCTTCCCGTGCCCGCGCCCGCTGTACGCCATTGAGCAGCACGACACGCTGGTGCCGGCGGCGCTGTTCAGCCAGTACGAACAGCAGGCGAAAGAGCTCAACAAGATTTCGCGCCGGATCAACGGCATTGTCGACGCCCTCAAAGTGCGCGGCATTTACGACGCCACGCTGACCGAGCTCGGCGAGCTGATGAAGGCCGGCGACAACGAACTGGTGCCGGCGGCCAACGTCACTGCGCTGCTGGAACGTGGCGGGCTAGAGAAGGCCATATGGATGCTGCCCATGGAAACGGCAGCCATGGTGCTGAAAGAGCTCTACGCGCAACGCGAGGCGACGAAACAGGTGATCTACGAGATCACCGGGATCGCCGACATCATGCGGGCCGCGAGCGATCCGGCCGAGACGTTCGGCGCGCAGAAGATCAAAACGCAGTGGGGCACGCAGCGCCTGCAGCGCCTGCAGCGCGAGGTGCAGCGTTATATCCGGGACATTGTGCGGCTAAAGGCCGAGATCATTAGCGAGAAGTTCCAGCCCGAGACGCTGGAGAAAATGACGCTGGTCGACCTGCCGCACGACGCGGACGTGAAGCAGCAGCTGCAGCAGCAGCTTCAGCAATGGCAGCAGGCCGCCATGCAGGCCGCGCAGCAGGGCCAGCAACCGCCGCCGCCCCCGCAGCCGCCTGACGTGGTGACGTGGGAAACCTGCATCGACACGATGCGCAATGACGCCGCGCGCACTTACCACATAGACATTGAAACCGACTCGACGCTGTCGGCTTCGCAGGACGAGGACATAACGGGCATCAGCCAGTTGATGCAGGGCGTGACCCAACTCATTCAGGGCCTCGCGCCGATTGTGCAGGCCGGCGTCATGCCGATCGACGCGGTCAAAGAACTGGTGCTGGCCGCCGTGCGCCGGGCGCGAATGGGCTCGGCCGTTGAGGACGCACTGAGCAAAATGCAGCCGCCGTCGCCGCCCGCCCAGGACAACACCGAGCAGCAGAAACTGCAGCTGCAGGCGCAGCAGCACGCCGCCGAACTGCAAGCCACGGCCCAGCTGGAGCAAATGAAAGCGCAGCTGCAGGTCGAGGCCGAGCGTGGCAAGCAGCAGGCGCAGGCCGAGCAGTCGGCGCAAGAAAACCAAATGCAGGCGCAGCGCGAAATGCAGAAGCAGCAGCTGGCCGCCGAGGTCGAGGCCCGCAAGCTGGAACTGCAGCAGACGAACGACCTGCAGCGCATGGAGTTTGAGAAGTGGAAGGCCGAGCTCGAGGCCAGCACCCGCATTCTGGTGGCGCAACTCAGCGCGCAGCAGATAGTCGCGCCCGAAGTCGGGGCAGCCGCCGCCGACAACGTAGTCGACGCGGTGGGCGATCCGCTGCTCGACATGCACCGCGAGACGCTGGCCGGTATTCAGCAACTGGTGGCCGCCATGGCGCGCCCAAAACGCATTGTGCGAGGCCCTGACGGCCGCGCGCTAGGAGTCGAATAATGGCCGCCGGTGCTTTTACGTTTCCGCAGCTGACGAAGCTGAATTTCTTCAACGCGACCAACTTGCTGAACGGCACGTCGACGAATTTCCGCATTGCCCTGGTCAGCAGCGCATGGACCCCGGCGCCCAGCACGAACGAAGTGTGGGCCGACGTTTCCGCTAACGAAATTGCCAACGGCAACGGCTACACCACCGGCGGCGGCACGCTAACCGGCGTGGCGCTCACTCAAAGCGCCGGCACGGTGAAGTTCACCAGCAGCGCGTTCGTGTGGACAGCCTCGGGCGGCAGCATTCCTGCGTGGCGCTATGGGGTCGTGTACTACTCGGGCACGTTGAACTCGAAGGTCAACCCGCTGGTGGGCTATTTCCTCGGCGACTCGACGCCAGCTGACGTACCGGCCACGACGAGCGGCAACACCCTGACCATTACCCCGAATGCTTCCGGCATTCTGAGCGCAACCTAATGGCATTACCTGTATACCCCCTGGTGCTGGCCTCGGCGCAGGCTGACGGCACCGCGCTGGCGAACTCGACCACCGCGACCAACATTCTGCACGGGTCTGCCATTGCCACGATCCCGGCCGGCGCGTTGCAGATTGGCAGCACGATCAAAGTGCTGGTGCGCGGTCGCGTCAGCACGCTGGCCACGTCGCCCGGCACGCTGACGCTCGACGTGCGCTTAGGGTCGGTGGTCGCCTTCAACGGCGGCGCCATGACGCTGAACACCACAGCGCAAACCAACGCGACGTTTGAGCTCGAGGCCTTACTGGTCGTGCGCGCGCTGGGCACCAGCACTTCGGCAAACGCCTTGGGCACCGGCCGCTTTGTGTCGCGTGCCGTTATCGGCTCGGCGGCTGCAGGCTCTGGTGACGCAGGAGTGCTACTGTTGCCGGATACCGCGCCGGCAGTCGGCACCGGCTTTGACAGCACCGCCGCGCAGTCGGTGAACGTGTTTGCCACATGGTCGGTGGCGAACGCCGCGAACAGCATTCAGGTACACCAGTCGATCGTTGAACTGAAGGTGTAGGCATGGCGGCCCCATTTCGCGGGGAGTCTCCACGGCGAAAGGCAGTAGCGCCGAGCGCATTCGCCGCCACTCAGTCGCCGGTAGCGTTAACGCCAGACGTCGGCACGCTGGCCATTACCGGTTTTGCGCCAACGGTGACCGTTGCGGCCGCCGCCGGGTCCGACACTAAAAACCCGACGACGGCAACGCAAACGGGCGTCCAGTGGTTTTTTTTGTCGAACATTTTGGCCTGCGACTTGGCGTTGGCTGCGGGGGTGCTTTACCCGCCAACCGGCACCATTACGACGGGCAGTTTCGGCCTATCCGTTGCCGGCCCAATTACCGGCTACAAGATCGAGATTTCTTGCTACGCCACGAACAATTCGGGCCTCGCGGGCAACACTGCCTATTTAAGGCCGTCGCTTAAATTAGGCGGGAATAGTTATTTCCCAGCCGTAACGCCGACTTTAACGACATTCCCCACCGGCACTGCGTTAAGCGATCCGACGCAACTGCAAACAGTGTCGTGGGGCGGCGCGACCGCGACTTGGTATAACGAGTCAACCGGAACGCCGGCGACGTTCTCGTCCAGCGATTTGGCGGGCGCGCAAATCGTCCTGCTGTTTGACGAAGATCCTGGCGGCAACGACGACCCTACGTCGGCCTACATCGACTGCGTTCGTTTAACGGTTTATTACGCAGCCGCCGCCAATGCGACACCAGGCGCAGGCCTGCTGACGCTGACCGGCTACGCGCCCAACGTCGCGCAAACCTCGGGGGCAACCAAGGTCGGCGGCGACGACGTGCCGCGCGCCGAAATATGGACGACGCGCAAAGCTAAGGCCGTGCGCAAGCGCATTGCGCGCGAACTGATTGACCTAAAGGCCGCCGCGCCGGACTTGGTCGCGGGCCTTGCGGTTCCGGCCCTGCAGCCCGACTGGTCGGCCTATGTCGCGCAGCTGCAGGCCGTGGCCGCAGAGCTCGAGGTGTTGCAAGCACGGCGCTGGGAAGAATGGTTGGAAGAAGACGACGAGGACATTCTGCTGCTGCTATGAGAACTCGATACATTCAAGACCCGCAGACCGGCGAGCTCGTGCTGGCGCAAGACTACCGCGCAAGCCGTCCGGCGGCGCCGTATGTGGTGGGCGACCTGCCCGATTACGAAAGCCCCATCGACGGGCGCGTGGTGCATGGCCGCGCCGGCCGGCGTGAAGACCTGCGCCGCAGCGGTTCCCGCCCCTACGAGGGGCGCGAAGCTGAGCAGAAAGAAGCGGCCCGCATTCGGCGCAACGACGAGCAGGCCCGCGATCGGGCAATAGAGCGCACCGCGCAGTCGGTGTGGGCAAACCTTTCCCCTGAGAAAAAGCGCGCCGCACTGCGCGCCATGTGAGGTAGCAAATGGCTTTCACCGAAGCACAGCTGTTAGCGCAGATTGAAACCGGCACCGGCCTTGCCACTGGGCATGTGTTCCAAGTGCTGCGGTTTGTCGACGACGGCAACAGCAGTACGGACTTGTACCTAGAGCCGGTGGCTTCCCCTTATGCGGGTCGCCCGGCGCGCTGGCTGAAAGTCGCGCAGTCGAATAGTGCGGCGCAAGCCTGGGCCGCCATTCAGGCCGCCTTCGCCTAAACCCGAAACGCCCCATACCAAGCCCGCCTCGTGCGGGCTTTTTTGTTTCTAGCCCGCCCTGTGCGGGTTTTTTCATTTCTGGAGTCCGCATGCTCGAAAACGAAGGCGCAACCGCCGACGTCGAAGAGGTCGAGGCCGAAGCCCCGAAGTCGATCGACGACACCATTCGCGAAACCCTGCAGAGCCTGCGCGAGCGCGGTCTGGAACCGGCAGGGGACATTGGGGAGGACGTGCCGGACGCGCCGCCCGACACGCCGCGCGACGAGCAGGGAAAGTTCGCCAAGGCGCCAGAAGCACCGCCGGAAACGCGGGCCGCGCCGAACACATGGCGCAAAGAGGTGGCCGAGAAATGGGGCACGCTGCCGCCTGAAGTGCAGGCCGAGGTCGAGCGCCGCGAAGCCGACTTCCACCGGGGCATTGAACAGTACCGGCAGGCCGCGCAGTTTCAGCAAGACTTCGGGCGCGCCATTCAGCCGTTTGAGGCGACGCTACGCTCGACGGGCCTTGACCCCGTGGGCGCGGTCACGCAACTCATGGCGACCGACCACCTGCTGCGCTACGGCCAGCCGCAGGAAAAAATGGCCAAGCTCCAGCAAATGGCCCGTTACTACAACGTCGACTTAGGGCAAGTCGGCAGTTACGAACCGCAGGCTGTCGACCCGCAGGTCGCGCAGCTCCAGCAGCAGGTGCAACAGCTTTCGAGCTACCTGCAACAGCAACAGCTTCAGGGCCAGCAGGCAGAGCAGTACTCGCTCAACAGCGAGATCGCTGCGTTCGCCGCCGACCCCAACCATGGGCATTTCGAGCAAGTCCGAGAGCACATGGCCGCGCTTCTACAAGCCGGCCTCGCCAAAGACCTGCACGACGCCTATGCACAGGCCGTCTACGCCAACCCCACCACGCGCGCCGCTGTTTCCCAACAGGAAGCCCGCGTCGCTCGTGAGGAAGCAGCGAAGAAGGCGCTAGTCGCGAGGCAGGCCGCAAGCGTGAATGTGCGCAGCCGCCCGGCCCTCCCGACGGACGTCCCGGCAGGGCAGTCCATGGAAGACACGATCCGCGCCACGCTCAGAAGAGTGACCGGCGCTTAACCCACTAGGAGATAAACAATGGCTTCACCAGGCCAAGGCTATTCGGCCGGCAACTTTAATGTGTTCAGCGAGTTGGTGGCCACCACCTACCGCGCGCACCGCAAAGACGTGGCCGACAACGTCAGCAAACACAACGCGCTGTTCCGGCGCCTTACCGAAGGCGGCAAGGTTCGCCTCGAGGACGGCGGTCTCAGCATTGCCATGCCGCTCGAGTATGCGGCCAACAGCACCTACACCCGTTATTCGGGTTTTGACGTGCTGGCGATCAACGCGGTCGACGTGCTGTCCGCTGCGGAATACCCGTGGCGTCAGGTCGCTGTGAACATTGCCATTTCCGGCTTGGAAATGCGCACCAACAGCGGCGAAGCGCGGATCGTCAACTTCATTAAGGCGAAGGTGAAAAACGCCCAGCATTCGCTGGCCAACGGTCTAAGCACCGACATGTACTCCGACGGCACCGCCGCCAACCAGATCAACGGTCTGCAGGCGCTGGTGGCGGACGCGGGCACCGGCACGGTGGGCGGTATCAACTCCAGCACCTACTCGTTCTGGCAGAACGTGGTGCAGTCCGCTGCGGCTCCGCTGCAGGGCGGCTCTGCGATCACTGTGTCGGCCAGCACCATTGAGTCGCTGATGCTGCCGCTGTGGATCAAGCTGACGCGGGGATCTGACACTTGCGATCTGATCGTCATGAGTGACGACTATTTCACCTTCTACGAGCAGAGCCAGACCAGCCTCAAGCGCTACACCAGCGACGAGAACGGCAAGGGCGGCATGATCTCCATGAAGTACAAGACGGCCGACGTGTTCTTTGACTCGTCAGGCGGTATTCCGGCGGCCCACGCCTACTTCCTCAACACCGAGTACATGGATCTGGTTGTTCATCAGGACGCCAACATGACCATGCTCCCGGAGGTTGACTCCATCAATCAGGACGCGCTTGTCCGCACGATCATTTTTCAGGGCAACCTTGCCGTGAGCAATCGTTCGCTGCAGGGCGTGATGAAAGCCTAAAGGAGGCCGCCAATGTTTGCTGCAATTAACCCGACTTTGGGCACCCAGCCGTTCAACGACTGGTTCGTTCCCGACACCATTCAGCGCCATGCGCTGGGCCAGCGCCAGACCGCCGTCGACCCGTACTGGGGCCTCGGCACGTTTGTTTACATCAAGTCAGCCGACGCGATCCTCAAAGGCTCGCTGGTCATGGTCGACGAGTCGTTCAACGGCGCGCTGCTGCCGAACACGGCTAACCAGGGCTTCCCGTTCGGCGTGGCCATGTACTCCATGGCGTCCGGCGTCTACGGCTGGATTCAGGTCGAAGGCCTCGCGGTCTACAAGACCAACGCCACCGTGGCGGCTGACGCTGCCATTGGTATCGGCGCGGCCGGCATTGCGGGCACGAACGCGGCTGGCAAACAGCTGCTGAACGTGCGCAACCGCCGTGGTGCCACGGCCACCGTGTCGTTGACCAACACCACCACCGCCAACAACAGCTCGGTGCTGTTCCGCGCTGCTGGTTATGACGGCGCGTTCATTGGTGCGGCCTTGTCCGGCACCGGCATTCCGGCCTCCACCGTGGTGGCGGCGCTGGATCCGGACGGCAAGC